GCCGTCACGTTCGCAGGTGATGTCCTCGCCGCCGTCGCTTTTGAACTCGGCGTAACGGCGTAAAATCACCGATGCGTACTTTTCATCCAGTTCAAGCATATTGCAGATACGGTCGGCTTGTTCACAGGCAATCAATGTACTGCCCGAACCGCCGAATGTATCCAATACGATGCCGTTCGCCTGACTGCTGTTCCTTATGGGGTAGGCGAGCAAGTCGAGGGGCTTACTGGTCGGGTGGTCGCTGTTGCGCTTGGGCTTGGCGAAATTCCATATCGTGGCTTCGGCTCTACCCGCATACCATTTGTGGCTGCCTGTTTTGAGCCAGCCGTAGAGAATTGGCTCATGCTGCCACTGGTACGGGGAGCGACCCATGACAAAGCTATCCTTGACCCAGATGCACGTTCCCGAAAGGTGGAAACCTACCTCACGAAACGCCCTGCGGAAATTCTCGCCTTCAGTGTCGGCGTGGAATATATATGCAGACCCGCCACCTTCGAGGTTTTCGGCGAGATTACGGAAAGCCGAGAGCAGGAATGTGTAGAACTGGTCTGCCTTCATGCTGTCATTCTTGATTTTAAGTCCGCTCGCCGACTCAAACGCCACGTTATAAGGCGGGTCGGTCAAGACGAGATTGGCTTTTCTACCGTCCATCAGCTTTCTTACAGTTTCAGAGTCGGTGGCATCGCCGCAGATTAGCCGATGCCTTCCAAGCGTCCACACATCACCGGGCAAAACAAAAGCCGCCTGTTCAAGGGCGGCTGTGAGGTCGAATCCATCATCTTCTATGTCGTTGCCGTCATTGGCAAATAGCTTCTCTAATTCCTTTTCATCGAAGCCCGTAAGCACAAGGTCAAAGCCGAGGTCTTTCAAGTCGGCGAACTCCAATGCGAGCAGTTCTTCATCCCAGCCCGCACTAAGAGCAAGTCGGTTATCGGCGAGGATATATGCTTTTTTCTGTGCTTCGGTCAGATGCTCCGCAAATACGCAGGGGACTTCGGTCAATCCTTCTTCTTTCGCGGCCATGATGCGGCCGTGACCCGCTATGATGTTAAGGTCTTTGTCCACGATGACGGGGTTGACGAAGCCGAACTCGCGCAGCGAAGAGCGGAGTTGCAGTATCTGCTCCTTGCTGTGGGTGCGGGCATTCCGTGCATACGGCACGAGCCGGTCAATGTTTACTTTTTCAAATCTCTCTGTTGATTGCATATCTTAAAACCCCCTGTTCGTGAGCAATTCGAGAAAGGCGTTCTTCTCCTCGGCTTGATTGCTGCTGTGCCTGTTGATGATTTGCATAATCAGGTTGAAATCGGCTTGCATTGCCTTGTAATATCCCTGACCCGCCGTGACGTAGGGTGACAGCTTCAACTCCTTGGTCATCCTACCGATTTTTCGGTTCATAGCTTCGCAGGCAAGAAAGCCCTGCCTGTTCAATACATAATCGGTAATGGTCTGGGGAGCGACAAAACCATCGCACCCGCGAGCGGAGATATATTCCTCGATTTCATTCCGAAGTACGTCGGCCGACGGCACTTCCTTTTCACATTCCTTCATCGCCATTGCGAAGAAGTCAGCCATCACGTTTTTGGAGTTGACCTTCTTCGGTTTCTGCACATTAGCGCCTTTCGTATTGGCGCTTTTACCTTCGAGTTTCTTGTCGCCTATATTTTTTCGGGGACGACCTGCCCCCGGACGATATCCACCACTGGGCATGGGCGTCACCTCGCTTTTGATTATTTGATTTTGATTTCCGTTTTGATTATTTGATTTTTGATTTTTGAAAAATTCACACGGCAGGCCGAGCGCGCTGTCCGCTTGGGAAGCCGCAGAGGTGCGAGCCGCCCCTCCGTCTTGCCTTAGAAGTAATCGCCCTGTCCTGCGTGAAGCCGAGAATGGCATTCCTGACAAAGAGCGACCATGTTGTCCCAGTCGTTGGTGCCGCCGTCGGACAACTTGACCTTGTGGTGGGCAAGCGTAGCGGGAGTTAGCCGTCCGTCACGATTGCACATCACGCACAGCGGGTTCGCTGATAGGAACGCCGCTCGGATTTGCTTCCACGTCCTGCCGTAGCGTTTGTTGCTGTCGGGGTCTCGGTCATTGCGGTTATATCGCTTGGCTTCCTGCTTGGTATGCGCTTCGCAGTAGCGGCTTGATGTCAGTTCCCTACACCCTCTTTGAGCGCAGGGCTTCTTCGCTTTATATGGCATTGCCTTTTCCTCCGTTTCGGTGCATAGAAAAAGGCACCCCCGTTTTCGGGAATGCCTCCTGATTTTTGTTGCCATTATAATGATATCAAAATCCGATACTGCAAATCTATGTCTTTGACTGCAAGGATTTTAATTACGCCGGATCTGTTCCACTTCCTTCAATGCTTCGCCGTGCATATAGTACACCTGCCTGATGCTCCAGCTTATCTCCACCGAGATTTCCTCCCACGTTTTGAAACATAAGTACCGCAATTCCAAAAGCGTCTGGAGTTCGGGGTTCTCCACGCACTTCACCACCGTGATGATTTCATGCTTCAGATCAATGAGTCGGACGAGGTCTTTGTTGATTTCTGATTCGAGGTCGACCATCTTGGCGATGATATCCTCCATGCGATGGACGTTGCGGGTGCCCTTGGACGGTGGGACATCAGACAGGGTTGCGGTCGCTTTGGTGGAGAGGGCGCGGAGCGATTGAATCTGCTCGATTTTGCTGTTGATACGTTGGTCTATGCGGTAGGCTTGGGACAGATAATCCTTCGCCGTAAGTTTGTGTTTGCTCATAGGCTACCTCCGATTATTTTGGTTTCCACTCGGATTGGCAGCTTTTGACTCCTTAGATTGACTCTGATTTACAAGTTCGCCTTGACCGCATCGATAAGAGCGGTCTGCGTCCTGTCCTTATCGGATAAGGCTTTCATCACCCGCTCATCGATTGTGCCTTTGGCGATGATGTGGTGGAGAACCACCGTCTCGGCGGACTGACCCTGACGCCATAGTCTGGCGTTGGTCTGTTGATAGAGTTCCAAACTCCATGTCAGCCCGAACCATATAATAGTGGAGCCGCCAGTTTGGAGGTTCAGCCCGTGTCCCGCAGAAGCCGGATGGATAAGAGCCACAGGCAATTCGCCGTTGTTCCACCTTGCGATGCTATCCGACGTATCCATCTTGGAAAACGGGATGTGGCGCTCTTTTAATCGTACCGATATCCGCTCCAAGTCGTGCTTGAACCAGTAAACCACAAGGACGGGTTTGCCGTTAGCCGCTTCGATCAAATCCTCAAGGGCGTCCAGTTTGCGGTCGTGGATGTGCTGGACTGCGCCGTCGTCACCGTAGACCGCGCCGTTCGCCATCTGACAGAGTTTCCCTGACAGAGCGGCGGCATTTGCGGCGGTGACATCGCCGCCCGCCAGTTTCAGCACCAAGTCCTGCCGAAGTTCGTCATACCGCTCACGCTCTTTGTCCGCCAGTTTCACGGGATACTCTGCGGTCACCAGTTCCGGCATGGTCAAATGGTCGGTGGACTTCATGGAAATGGTGATATCGGCGATTTTTGCGTAGATTTCTTTTTCCGCAAACGGCAGTGGTTTGTAGCTGAAGATAACCTGACCGTTTCTTTTATCGGGTGTAAAATACGCTGTGCGATACTGTCCGATGAACTTCCCGAGCCGCTGACCCATATCAAGGAGCCGGTACTCAGCCCATAAATCCATTAAGCCGCCGCTGCTTGGCGTTCCAGTCAATCCGATGATGCGTTTGACCTTGGGTCGCACCTTCATCAGCGACCTGAACCGCTTTGTTTGGTGATTTTTGAAGGACGACAGTTCATCAACCACTAAAGTGTCGAAATCAAAGGGAATACCGCTGTCCTCGATGAGCCACTGGACATTTTCACGGTTGATGATGTAAATATCAGCTTTTACCCGAAGCGCAGCTTTGCGTTCCGCTTCCGTGCCGACCGCCACCGAGAACCGCAAGTCCGACAGATGCTCCCATTTGCCGAGTTCGTCAGGCCATGTGTCCCGTGCCACACGAAGCGGTGCGATTACCAAAACCCTGTGGGTTTCGAAGCTATCGAATAGCAAATCACAGAGGGCAGTCAGCGTGATTGCCGTTTTGCCAAGACCCATATCGAGCAGCAGGCAGGACACCGGGTTCTTGTCGATGAAGTCGGCGGCATATTCTTGATAGCTATGTGGTTCGTATCTCAAAACAAGTCACCTCTGATTTCCGTTAGCAAACGTGGTATTTGCTCCCCGTCGTCCAAAACATAAACTTCAAATCCCAACCGCCGTAACAATCCATGCCTCGCTTCCTGCAAAGGGCGGGGTTTCTCACCATGCCGCTTGACCTCGACAAAGGCGATAATTCCATTGGGGAGAAGTACAAGGCGGTCGGGCATCCCATCAAAACCGGGGCTTGTAAACTTGGGCGCGATACCCCCCATCGCCTTGACCGCTTGGACGAGTTTCTGTTCTATTGTTTTTTCTCTCATATAACCTCCGATTTCCCATACTGCCGATTGCCCGTTTTTTCCTATAATTACTACGCGGGCGTATTACGTGTGCCTATTACTCTTATCTATACCTATATAAATTAGTAGTAGAAAATGGGCAATAGGGCAGACAACAACCGCAGAACGATGATTTATAAGGGGCTTGCGACACTGCCGATGTCGATTGCCGAAACTCCAAAATGGGCAAACGGGCAATAAAAATGCATCATTCCGTCCTGACGAACACCCGCTGGATGCCATAGATGG